CTGGACGACTACGAGCGCTTCGCCTTTTCCATTCTGTTCTCTGAGTTCGAAGGCTCAGGCGTCTGGAACTGGTCGAGCATGCAGTTCGACAAGCCGAAGGAGGGTTGACCATGGAGTTCAAAGATCTTGGCAGCCTGGCGCTGCACATGGCCTCTCAGGAAGTCGCGCTGCTCGCCAGCCTGCACGCAGGGCTTGAGCAGTGCGCGGTCCGGGTGGAGCAGGTCGCCAAGGCGGAAATCGGCCACTACCAGTCAGGTATTGGCCCGTTCCCGGCTTGGGCCGACCTGGCCGATTCCACCGAGGCGCAAAAGGCCAAGATGGGATACCCGGCCGATGCGCCGCTGGAGGCTACCGGCGAAATGCGCGACAGCATCACGCACACGACGCACATGCTGGAAACGGTGATCGGCTCAACTGACGTCAAAATGTTTTATCACGAATTTGGCACGCCGAAGATGCCGGCGCGCCCGGTGATGGGGCCGGCAGTCTTGCGGAGCAAGGAATACATCCGGAGAGTTCTGGGGCTGGCTACCGTGTCAGGAATGATCGGCGGGGTAGGCATCCACAAGTCACTGGGTTACGACTCTACTCCGTAACCCACATCGGTCCGGTATCGGTCTTGATCTGCGTGTACACGCCATCTCGCTTGAGCACTTTGAATTGCCCGGAGAGCGGCTTGCACATGTAGGTGGAAAGATTCACCAGTGACTCCCGCATTTCAGCGCGCTGCGCGACGTAATGGGGGTTGTCGGACATGATGTTTTGCATCAGCACCTGGCGGGATTGCTGCGTGCCCTGATCTTCGCAGCCGTATTCCCCATCCAGCTTCAGGTCTGCTGCAATCGCGGCGGAGGAAAGCATGTTCACAGCCAAAAAGAGCAACGCCTTGTTCATGTGATCACCGAATGAAGATTGCGTAGCAAGCGAATAGCAGGGCGGAAAGCGCGCCACCGGCGAAAACCATAACCAAGCTGCTACATGTGAAGACGAGAAGGCCAGTTTGTAGATCCAGGCCTGTCGAGCGGCGCGCGGTTATTTTTTTGGGGCGTGGCGTTGCATCTTTCGGCTCTGCTGCTCGCATGGAGCCAACATCTTGTATTCGGCCGTTCACCCACTGATACGTGCGATGCCCAGTTGCCATGTGAATCACCCATAGAATAGGAATTGTCATTATGGCTTTTGAGGCGTATTCGGTCGCCGTCAAACTCTCGCTCATCAACCATGTCAGCGCCGGCATGCTGATGATCAGCAAAAGCCTGGCCACTGCGGGCCAAGATGTCGACAAGCTCAATGCTAAGTTGGCATCAATTGGTAAGCAAGGCGCCATTGGGGGCCTCATGGTCGCCGGCGGCTTTGGCATTGCCGCCATGTTCAAGACACCGCTCGATGAAGCGAAGAAATTCCAGAACGAGGTTGAGCGCTTCCGCTCCCTTGGCCTGGGCGACAAGGTCACCAGCGACGCGGTGAAGTTTGCCAACGGCATGGACACCTATGGCACCAGCATTCGGGAAAACCTCGGGCTGCTGCGTGATGCTCAAACCGTCTTCGGCGACTTCCACGAAGCGCAGATGGTTGTCCCGACACTGTCGAAGATGAAGTTTGCCAACGCCGCGCTTTACGGCGACGAAGGCGGCGCAATGAAAGACCGCGCCTTCATGGACATGCTCAAAGTTATCGAAATGCGCGGCGGTCTGAAAAGCCAGGAAGCGTTCGACAAACAGGCGAACATGATCCAGCAGGTGCAGACGGCAACCGGCGGCCGGGTTGGGGCGAATGAGTACCTCAATTTCATCAAAACCGGCGGTGTCGCTGCCAAAGGCATGGCCGACGACAAGTTCTACTACAACATGGAGCCGCTGATTCAAGAGATGGGCGGCTTTCGGGTCGGTACCGGGCTGATGTCTGGCTACCAGAACCTGGTGCAGGGGCGCACTACCGCCCGAGCCGCAAACGAGCTGATGCGCATCGGCATGCTCGATCCGAAGATGGTCGACTACGACAAAGTCGGCAACATCAAGCAAGTCAAGCCAGGTGCAGTTTCTGGCAGCGACCTGATGGTGGCTGATCCTTTCAAATGGATGCAGACGGTGATGTTGCCCGCATTCGCCAGCAAGGGAATCACCTCGCAGCAGGCGATCCTTAACGAAATCGGCGCGATTTTCACGAATCGCACGGCGTCCAATCTGTATTCGACGATGTTTTTGCAACAAGCGAACATCGAGAAAAACATGAAGCTGAACGCCGGCGCGGCTGGCATCGACGAGCTCGAAAAGAACGCCAAGAACACGTTATCCGGCAAGCAAATCGAGTTCGGCTCCAAATGGCGGGACCTGATGCTCAACCTGGGCACCATAGTTCTGCCGTTGGCGATAAAGGCGCTCGACAAGCTGAATCCCGCATTGAAGGACCTTGGGCTCTGGATGAATGACAATCAGGGCAAGGTGAAGGCCTTTGTCTATGCGCTCATGGGGCTATCTGCATTCCTGGTTACCGGCGGATTGATCAATATGGTCATTGCGGCCGGCAGGGGCTTCTGGTTGCTCGGCCAGGCCATGATTTTCGTTACCGGCACCGCGCTCGCGCCATTGCTACCAATGCTTGCGCGGTTTGGCACGTGCCTCGTGATCTTCGTGATTGATGCTTTCAAAGCAATTGGCATGTTTCTGACGTCCGGCTTCCTGCGCGGCCTAGTCATGGCATTCCTCTCTCCATTGAAACTTCTCGGCCAGGGGCTGTTATTTCTCGGTCGAGCTCTGCTCATGAACCCGATTGGGCTGACCATCGCAGCCATTGCCGCCGCCGGCTTCCTGCTCTGGAACAACTGGAAGGAAATCAGTGGGGCGCTGAAGCTCATGTGGAGCGACATGAAGACCGGGTTCGTGAAGCTTTTCAATGGTGACATCGGCGGGGCCTTCAAGTCGTTCGCACTGGTCTTCCTGACTGGCTGGCAGACGATCTTCAACACCCTGATCGCTGGGGCCAACACGATTCTTCCTGCCTCCTTGCAGATCTCCAAGACAACCTTTGCCGACGATTACCGCGGCGGCGGGAAGTCGAAGGATGAGTGGTCGCCACTGGTAGCACCGGTGCCGGCCAAGTCGTCGCAGCCATTGCAGGTGCACAGCAGCATCCTTCTCGACGGCAAGAAAGTCGGGGAGGCCGTCACCACCCATCAGGCACGCGAAGCCAACCGGCCGCAAACAGGCACCCAGGGCTTTGACCCTTCACGCAGCATGCTGAGGCCGGGCACACCGAGTCTCGTCGTTCCAAGGGGATAACCGATGAGCTTTACAAGCTTCCTGGACAACTTCGCTCCGGGCGGGGATCCGTTTGCCACGCGTTTGATCGTGGGTGACTTCGAGTTCAGCGGCCTTGAGGTCCCGGAGTCGGTCACCGTCGGCGGCAAGCAGCAGTTGGTGGTTCACAAGCTGGTCGGTGGCAAGCGGGTAGTGGATGTGATGGGGGTGGACTACGACAACATGTCGTGGTCCGGCTGGTTCACCGGCGCAACCGCGGGGGATCGAGTCACTGAGCTCGAAACCTTGCGGGACCTCGGCAACCCGCTGACCTTCAACATGGACGGCTACTACTTCAGCGTCGTCATCCAGCACTTCAGCGCCCGATTTGATTTTGTTTATCGGCGCTACTACACCATCGACCTGCTGGTGATCGCGCGCCTTGATTCGCCTATCACTGGAAACGCGCTCTCGGGCACGCTGGATGCGCTGATCAACAGTGATGTCGGCGAGGCGCTGGGCCTATCCAGCGTCATCGACTCCGGCGCCGTCAGCACCGGCGTCAACGCGGTGAAGGATGCCGTATCGCAGGTGCAGGGCTTCGCCAACGCGACAATCGATACGGTGCAGACGGTCATCAGGCCGCTCGTTGCCACCCAGGCCATCGTGCAATCGGTTATTTCCCAGGTCGCCGGGTCCATCAACGACATCACCACGCTGGGCGGCCTGATCCCGGGTAACCCCGTGTCGACGTCTGCCAACAACGTGCTGCGCCAGGCCGATGCACTGACCCAACTCGCTCCGCTGTACCAGATGCAAAGCGTGCTCGAGCGATTGCAGAAAAACGTTCTTGCTGGCCCATTGGCCAATGGCACCTCAAGCGTGACCACCAGCAACTCGAGCCTCCAGAAGATCGCCGCCGATGCATACGGCGACCAGTCGCGCTGGACCGATATCGCCGCAGCGAACAGCATCGTCGACCCACAACTCGACGGCATTCAGACGATAAAAATACCGATAGGTGAGTAATTGGACGTCAATCAAGCCGATGTCACTCCTGGCGCTCGGCATGTAATCGGCCGCGTGTTGCTCAATGGGGTGGAAGTGCCGTTTGTTTCGCTCGACGTAGACAGCAACAACTTCTACTCGGCCGACACCTTTTCAGCCGTGTTTGCGCTGAGCGCGATGCCGGCGGAGACAGGAACACTGGCATGGTGGAGCGAGCAAAAGGAAATTCAGCTCGAAGTCACGGTCGGCCTGATTGGCCAGAATCTCACGGACTGGAAGACCCACATCATCGGCGGTGTGGATCGCTGGAATTTCCGGCCTGGCAAGTTCGAGGTGTACGTCGAGGGGCGGGACTACACGGCCAAGTTCATCGATACCAAGACCAGCGAGAAATTCTCGAACTACACCACCAGCCAGGTGGCCACGTTACTGGCGAATAGACGCGGCCTGACCCCGGTCGTGACGGCGACATCGACTAGCGTCGGCGGGATCACCAAATACGACCATACGCACTGCAACGATGAGCGGTCGGAGTGGGACCTGCTGTCCTACTTCGCCGGCGTCGACGGGTTTCAGGTCTACGTTTCTGGCAACGAATTGCACTACGAGCCCGCGCTTGATCCGGATGCCGCCGACCAGTACCTGATCCGCTGGTTACCGCCGGGAACCTTTGCGTATCCGATGGCAAACGTCACTGACGACCTGAGCTTTGACCGGGACCTGACCCTGGCCAAGGGCGTGACGGTGACGGTCCGGTCGTGGAATGGCGGCAAGGCATTCACGGAGACTTACCCGAACAGCAGCGCGAAGGGTATTTCCCCCGGTAATTCTGAGCCAAAGCGTCAGGTCTACAGCATCGTGCGCAGCGGCCTTGATCGGCAGGCGGCGCAGCAGCTGGCCCAGAAGCTCCACAAGCAAATCACCGATCACGAAATGCGCATGAGCGGCTCGATGCCCGGTGATAACACGCTGACGCCGAGCACGATCATTCGGGTAGAGGGCACCAGTTCTGCTTTCGACCAGCTCTATTACGCCGACTCCGTCCGCCGCTCGCTCAGCTATGAGTCGGGCTACACGATGAGTTTCTCGGCCAAAAACCATAACCCCAACTCAATGGTGCTTCCATGAGCGCGACCGCAGAACTATTGAATGCGCAGCGCCAGTACCAGGATACCGGCGCGACTTACTCGCGCTCCGGCACCATTTCCGGCTACGACCCTGGCAGCCACTGCGTGAAGGTCACGATTCAGCCGGATGGATACGACACAGGCTGGATTCAGCTCGCGGCCATGGGCGTTGGTAACGGCTGGGGCGTGCTGACTGGCCCGCAGATCGGCGACGAGGTGTGCGTCACCTTCGATGGCGGCGACCCGCAGCTGGGCAAGGTGACTGGACGTTACTTCAACGATGTCCGGCCGCCGCCGGCTGTTCCAGCGGGGGAGACGTGGGTTCTCCATGAGTCAGGGTCGCTGCTCAAGTTTCTCAACGACGGCACTGTGTCGCTGCATTCAGGGGTCGCCATCAACTATGACGCCCCGCAGCACCACTTCACCGGCGGCCCGGTCTCGATGGACCACAAGCTTACGGTTACTGACGCGGATGGCATCGTTGTTGTGGGCGGCGACGTCAAGGCCGACACGATCAGCCTGAAACTTCACAAAACCAGCCAGGTGCAGAGCGGCACTGGAACATCTGGAGTGCCAGTGCCATGAAAGACCTGAACCACTACGTCGGCGACGACCTTTCGCTGTCACCGACTGGGAGCCTGTCGCCTGTGGAAGGCATGGAGCGCGGCAAGCAGCGGGTGCTTCGCCGACTCATCACCAACCCGGTCGATTACCTGTTTCACCCGGAATACGGCGCCGGGCTTGGCCGGTACGTCGGGGCGCTGACCAATGTCCCCGAAATTATCGCGCTGATTCGCGGCCAGATCCTGCTCGAGGACTGTGTCGCCAAAACGCCGGCACCAGTGATCTCCGTCACGCCGTCCAATGACTCACTCTCCGTCAATATCGGCTACACCGACTCGCCCCTGGGCGAACCGGTGACGCTCTCGTTTGAGGTAAATCGCTGATATGGCATCGCTCAATATCAAAAGCTTCACCGACCTTGTACGAGACCAGGTCACGGCCATTCAGGGGCGGGCAGCGGGCCTCGTTGACTTCACGATTGGCTCTCTGCTGAGGGCGATCACCGAGAGCAACGCCAGCATCCTGCAATGGCTTCAGCAGCTGATTGTCACGCTGCTCGCCACCACTCGCGCGTCTACGTCGTCTGGCCCGGACCTTGACTCGTGGATGGCTGACTTCGGCTTTCTGCGCCTCTCGGCCAGCTTTGCGACCGGGAGCGTCACTTACTCGCGTTTCACCCCGACGAACTCGGCATTGATCCCGATTGGCTCTCTGGTCGGCTCTACCGATGGTTCGCAGCAGTATTCGGTCACGATCGATACTGCCAATCCACTGTACAACGCCACGCTCGGCGGCTACCTGGTCCCGGCCGGCACTGCGACGGCGACGGTGCCGGTCATCGCGAGTACGGCGGGAGCTGCGGGCAACGCGCTGGTCGGCACTGTAACGGTGATCGTCGGCAGCATCAGCGGCATCGACACGGTGACCAACACCGCTGTTTTCACCAACGGCGTGGATCCTGAAGGCGATTCTGCTTTCCGCGCGCGCTTCATTCTGTGGGTGCAGTCGCTGTCCAAGGGCACGAAGGCCGCCATCGGTTACGCGCTGGCCTCCATGCAGCAGGGCGTCACCTACACGCTGACCGAGAACCAGGATTACGCGGGAGGGCTCAACTACGGCTACTTCTATGCGGTGGTCGATGACGGCAGCGGGGCGCCTTCGAGCGCTTTCCTGACGTCGGCGGCTAACGCGGTCGAGGCGGTGCGGCCGTTTACCAGCCGTTACGGCATTTTCGGCCCAGTGCTGGTCACCGCAAACGTCGGAATGACCATCACCACAGACGCCTCAGTCTCCCATAGCGTCGTGGTCGCGCAGGTCGTCGCGGCACTTCAGGCCTACATCTCAAGCCTGAGCCTTGGACAGATCCTGCCATACACGCAACTGGCCTCGGTCGCCTATGCAGTCAGCCCGGCGATCACCAACGTCTCGGCAATCTTGCTCAACGGCAGCACCGCGGATCTCGCCGCAACCAACAAGCAGGTCATCCGACCGGGCACAATCACGGTGGCTTAAATGGCGATTGGCGATAACACGGACATGTGGGGCCGGCTTAAAAACCTGCTCCCAGTCGGCTGGTTTGGCGACAACAACCCGATCCGCGATGCGCTTCTCTGGGGCTATGCCAATGCGCTGGCTTGGGGCTATACCCTCTACCTCTACGCGAAGGACCAGACCCGGATCAAATCGGCTACCGATGGCTGGCTTGACCTGATCGGCTTCGATTTCTTCGGCAACAACCTGGTCCGCTACGCGAACCAGACTGATTCCAGCTACCGCAACCGAATCCTGATCAACATCTTCAGGGAGCGAACCACGCGGCACGCCATGGAGCAGGTCTTGTACGATCTGACTGGGCGCTGGCCGATCATTATTGAGCCGGCGCGGCCGGCGGATGTGGGTAGCTACGGTGCAGCGGTCGCGGTGTCCCGAGCAAGCACAGCGACTTACTTCGATTTAAGTGGACGGTTAGTCACTGCTGATCCTAATACGGCGCGGTATAACACTGACGCGGTAACAGGCTTGGGGCGGCTCCTTATTGAGGGGGCGGCAACCAACCTGCTAACTTACTCCAACGACCTAACCAATGCTGCATGGACCAAGAATGATTCGACAATAACAACCAATAACCAGCTTGCACCAGATGGCACGCCCATGCAGTTGGTGACACAGGGCTCTGCTGGTACTGGGTATATGAGAAGGGCTGCGAACGCTACGATCGTTCCGGGATCTCAAACCAGCTCGAAAATTTTTAAGACTGGTAATCATGACTGGATCAGATTTGTACTCAGCGATGTGACAGCGCTCACTAATGGCGGATCCGCATGGTTCGACATCACCAACGGGGTCGTTGGGACTGTCTCAAACATGGGCACCAGTACGACGACCGTTGCCTCAGTTACCAATCTGGGGCAGGGTTTTTTCCTGTGCTCTGTTACAACGGATCTGCCAGGATCAACAGCAAACATCGCCGTGTCCGGAGTTACGGCGAATAACACGACTACCCGTGTCAGCGGCGGTACCCGCTACGAATGGGGTGCGCAGCTTGAGCAGGGCACGTCCGTTACATCAAGAATTCTAACCACCAGCGCCACCGCCTCCCGCGCCGCCGACATCCTGCTGAACAACATGCCCGCTGGCTCCGTTGCCATCGGCGGTTACGGCGTGGCCGGCTCCTACGGCTCAATCCTGCTGCCGTATCAGGCGTTTATCACTGCATTCCGCCCCTTGGGCCAAGGCCTGCCGTTCGTCTCGGGCTACGGCGTCTCAACGGGCGCCTACTCGACGCCAAGCCGGTCCGCCTACGGTCAGTTGTCCGGCGGCGACGTCACCGACGCAGACATCTACGCCGCCATTGATGCGACCAAGCCCATCGGCACCGTTGCATGGACCCGCATTTCCAGCTGATCGAAACCCTACTTTATAGCCGCCTTCATTGGCGGCTTTTTTTTGGAGCACACAATGGATCGAGTCACGATTTACCCGGGGGCTATTCCTCTCGAAACTGACCTGCTCGCCACGAACAAGAACGTGATGGTGGCGCTGAGCAAGTTGTCGGCCGCCATGCTTGGCACGGGAACCATCGCGAATGGCTTCGCGGTGACGCCGACGGGCCCGGCTTCCCTTCAGGTTGTTGCGGCTCCCGGCGAGATCTATAGCCTTCAGAACGTCGACGGAACCGCTTACAGCAGCATCGCCGCCGATACTGCGCATCAGATCGTGAAGCAGGGCATTCAGCTCGACCCGACCACTTTGACCTGCCCGGCGCCGACCACTTCCGGCCAGTCGATCAATTACCTGGTCGAAGTCGCCTATCAGGACCTCGATGCAAACCCGGTGGTGCTGCCGTACTACAACGCCAGCAACCCATCGCAGGCCTACAGCGGGCCGGGTAACAACGGCGTGGCGCAGAACACTTCCCGTCGCGGCGTTGCGTTGATCCAGGTAAAGGCGGGCGCGTCGGCAACCACCGGCAGCCAGACCACTCCGGCGCCGGATGCGGGGTACATCGGCCTGTACGTGGTCACGGTAGCTTTCGGCCAGACCACCATCACCTCGGCCAGCATCTCGCAGTATAGCGGCGCACCATTGCTGCCGAGCGGTTTGCTCCAGGCAATGCAGACCGCGGCTACGACTGGAGCCGCCGATGTAGGGGCGGCAAACGCCTACGCTGCCAACTTCACGCCGGCGATCACCACGCTGACCGACAAGATGGTGCTCTGCATCAAGGCAGTGAACGCCAACACCGCGGCCAGCACTTTCACGCCTGCACCGGGTGTTATCGCCCCCTCTGCAATCGTCGGCGGGGCGCACGCTGCGCTTCAGGGCGGAGAAATCGTCGCGAACGGCGACGTCTGGCTGCAATGGAACAGCTCCATTGGCGCCGGGTCCTGGATTCTCATCGACAGCACCGGCGGCGGCATGCAGGTTGCCCCTGCGAGCAAAAGCCAGCACGCCGTACAACTCTCGCAGATGGCTGCGGTGGTGGGTGGCACCGTCAATGCCAAGATGACTGTGGCCACAGCGAGCGCGAGCGCAACGTTCACCGCCGATGAGGTGGCAGTGAAGTCTGCTCTCGGCGGGGTAGCGTGGTTGCTGTCCGCCTTCAGCAAGACCATCAACCTGGCAACAACCGGTGCTGGCGGCATGGATACCGGTACAGCACCGTTGAACGGGTATGTGGCGCTGTACGCGATCTACAACCCCACCACCGGAGTCAGTGCGCTGCTGGCAGTGAACGCTACCGCCAGCGCAGCACCGAACGTGTACGGCGGAGCAAACATGCCTGCCGGTTACACGGCTTCTGGATTGGTCGCGATCGTTCCAACCAATGGCAGCAGTCAATTCAAGGTCTGCGCAGTCCGCGGCCGTTCTGTTTCCATTCTGCTTGGGACCTTCTACTCGTTTGCAGCCAACATCACCGGCCAAAACATCTCTATCGCGGCATTTGTTCCACCAAACGCTATTGAGATTTGGGGGGAGTTATCGGCGGCAAGCAACGCCGTAAGCAATATTAGTATCTCCGTCAACAGCGACAACGCCACGCCTCTGTCGCAGCAGAACCAGTCGGTCGGTATCTCCTCGACAACTGCTGTGTACATTTGCAACTTTGCAGGCGTGATGTTGACGACTCCTCAGCAGGTTGGCGTCGGCGCTACCTCTACCGCAGGCACGCCTAACTTTAACTATTACATCGGCGGGTACAAAATCTGATGAGCACAGTCTATGTCTACAGAGTAAATGACGAAATCGTCGGCATTTCTGGAAGCCCACAAAGCGCCATCAACGCAATCGACTGGGTCGAAAAAGACGCAGATGATCCCGAGGTGCTGCAATGGATGATCGATCACCAGGTTCGTGCACCCTATACCGGGGACACGATCGAGGGTGACTGACCGCTGCCCAGATCACTCTTACGCATGCGTGCCAAAGGCCTGGCCAGTAATTTGGCTGGGCCCTCAAGCTATGGCCGTCAACACAGATTTTCAAGTGATGGTCAGTTTCAGGTGATGATGGCTAGCGAATATTTCGTGCGTTGCGGATAATGCTGGCATTGGCAACGGTTAAGTGAGCTGGTTCGAATGGTAGCGAAAGATACTTATAAGTATGCCTATATAGACGCTCTCAGAGGGCTGGCGATTATTCTGGTTGTACTGGTTCATTCATCTCAGAGTGTGAAACCAAATAGCTCGCTGCTTACGTGGTTGATGAACGAAGGTGCAAGAGGTGTGCAGCTATTTTATATAGCTAGCGCTATTACCCTTTGTATGTCATGGGCAGCTAGAAAAAGCGACGAATGCAACCCGATACGTAATTTTTACATTCGGAGGTTCTTTCGCATTGCCCCGATGTTCTATGTGGCTATCGCCGGTTTTCTTTATCTGAATGGGACGTTACCGACATATTGGGCACCTAATGGAATAGAGTGGTGGTTCGTTCCTGTTACCGCCTTATTTCTGCATGGCTTTCATCCGGAGACAATAAACTCTGTGGTACCGGGTGGATGGTCCGTGGCCGTCGAAATGACGTTTTACCTTATTTTTCCTGCCCTGATGTGTGTAAGAAGGTTTTCCTGGCTTGCGCTGATTTTGATTATCTCCCTTTACTTGCAACAATATAATGGCTGGATTTTTTCACACGTTTTTGATTATGGCGAAAATCAAAAATATTTGATTGCTGATGTGTTTTCTTTTTACAATTTCTTAAGCCAAGTGCCAGTATTTATTATCGGAATCATGGCGTATCTGTTTCTATCTCAGCATAAGTCCTTGGGCAAGAAATACGTTGCAATAGGTGGAGCAGCATTCGTGATGCTGCTCGCTGAGTTTTGGTATCAATCGCAGTCGTTGATTTCACATCATGTGATAGCGGGATGTCTATTTGCCTTGTTTGCTATTTTCCTTGCCTATAACCCGGTTAAGGTTCTCGTAAATAGAGTTACCGTCTTATTTGGCAAGCTAAGTTTCAGCATGTATTTGATCCACATAGCAGTACTCAAGCTGATCGGAATGCTTGGTGTGACTGCATGGTTTGGAGGCGGGAACAAGGAAAGTGTGTTTTTCTTTCTGGTTGTTTTGGCCATTTCCGCAGGTATTTCGTGGGTCACTTATCAACTCATCGAAAAGCCTGGGATTTCGCTTGGTCGAAAGCTGATTGAAAGGCTGGAAGAAGGACGAGACAGCGTCAAATTAAAAGCATTGCCGACGGATGTCGTTAAGTAAACCTTTTCCTTCTCAACAAATGCAATCCATCTAGAAGCCGGCGATCTTGCCGGCTTTTTTTCGCCTGGAGAAAAGCATGCCCATTACCTCGCAGCAGTTGCTGCAGATCCTCCCGAACGCCGGCGCCAAAGCCGGCGTTTTTGCCTCCGCGTTGAGCCTGGCCATGGACCGTTACCAGATCAACTCCCGTTTACGCATGGCAGCGTTCGTCGCCCAGGTGGGCCATGAGTCAGGCCAGTTTCGGTATGTGAAAGAGCTCGGCGGTGACCAGTACCTGAGCAAGTACGATACCGGCCCACTGGCCAAGCGCCTAGGCAACACGCCCGAGGCAGACGGTGATGGGCAGAAGTACTGTGGGCGCGGCTTGATTCAGATCACCGGGCACGACAACTACTTGGCATGCAGCAAGGCGCTGTTCGGCGATGACCGACTGCTGCGCACCCCAGAGTTGCTTGAGCAGGCCGAGTGGGCCTGCAAGTCGGCTGCTTGGTTCTGGAATTCGCGCAACCTGAATGCTCTGGCTGATACGGGCGACTTGTTGGGAATCACTCGGCGTATCAATGGCGGCACCAACGGCCAGGCGGAGCGCCAAGCCTTCTACGACACAGCACTGAAGGTGTTGCCATGACGATCTGGCTACGAATCCTTCCCTATATAGCAGCGGTCCTGTTGGTCACCGTCGCGCTGTTCGGCGCCTACCACCATGGCGTGACCGTTACGGACTCCAAATGGCAGGCCGAGTGGAACGCCCGCGACACTCGGGACGCTCAAGCGAAGGCCAATAACGAAGCCGCCGAGCGCACCAAAGAACAGGCGTACCAACAATCAATCAATAAGGCGGTTCAAGATGGCCAACGCATCATCGATCAAGCGACGGCTGATGCTGTTGCCGCTCGCACTTCTGCTGACAGCCTGCGCGGAGCGGGCGACGCCATTGCCGCTCGACTCGCAGCCAGTGAAGCCAGCGGCAATTCCTGCACTGCCGCCGCAAGCAAGGCAGCTTCCCGCGCCGCAATGGTGCTTGCCGACGTGCTCAAGCGCATTGATCAAAGAGCGGGAGACCTGGCGGCAGATGCTGATCAAGGCCGGAGTCGGGGAATGACCTGCGAAAAGGCGTACGACGGATTAGGTATCAATCCTGGCGCAATGAGGTAATGGCGCTAGCCTGTGGTCGACTCTCGAAATAAAGCGGTGGCGGAGTGGGTTGATAGCGTTGGCAGCCTGCCAGGCCTACGCCAGAGAGGTATGCCATTGAATGGCGGTACGGCGAAATGCATAATATTTGACTGTTGTACTGGGGGGAGATTGCCGCATACTTCACGCCTACAGAGAGGGCTCTCCAAGCAATCGTTAGAGTCTTATGTGCACTGATGTTGATAAAAGGCTAATAATAATTTTATGTCCCGAATGACGTCGGATCAGTCAAAGCAGCTTGACTCTATGCGCGCTCTTGCTGCGATTGTGGTTTTGTTTGGGCACACCTTTCAAACTCTCCTTCTGCCGGTAATGAACTCTTGGTTCACCGTTGTTGTTCTCTTATCACAAATGGCTGTTATGGTGTTTTTTGTGCTGAGTGGCTTTTTGATAGGGAAGTCGGTTTGCAATAACATATCGAAAAATTCCATTTTTAGCCTTAAGCAATATGCAAGAGATCGAGCTATTAGAATATACCCGCCACTGATGGTTTCACTGGTTCTAGTGGTGCTACTTTCTTTGGTGGCGCCTTACATGTTTCCGTCAGGGACCAACTCGCTACTCGCTATGCCCGGTATTGATTTTGTACGAACAGAGTTTGCATCACGCCCTTCGGATATGTGGGGTGCTCTGGCGTTTCTCAACGGTTTTAAAACAGAAACCCCCTCAGCGAATAGCCCGCTTTGGAGTCTCTCAATTGAAGTTTGGTACTACGTGATAATCGCGTCAGTATTTCTATGGCCAAGCAGGAAAGTGGTTTCGAGCCTTATTCTTGGGCTAGCTATTTTTGTAACGTACAAAAACACATTGTTTTTTACATTAGCACCTGTTTGGTTTTCTGGGTTTGGTCTGGCAATGATTCATCAGCGCAGAGAGCAGATGCATAATTTAGTTTTCGGGGCGTTGTTCGTAGTTGCGAGTCTTGCTCTTGTTGCTATAGTAGTATTGGCTCTGTATGACAATCCGACCGGAAATGCTGTGGACTACGCCACGTTAAATCCATTTAGGGTAGTGTCCGGCTTGTGGTTTACTTGCTTTCTTGCATTGATTTTGGGTGGTTGCACATCTTTCCCTCAGTGCTTTTACCGACATTCGGGCTATTCATACACTCTGTACGTTATTCATTTTCCGATTCTACTGTTCGTTTTGGGGGTTGCGCAGAAGCACGTATATAACTCCTTGTTAAATGCTGCGCTTATTAGTGTCTTGGCGATTGTTTTTTGCTTGGTCGCGTCTTGGTTGTTAAGTGGACGGATTGAAAATAAGCGATTTATATCTAACCTGCTGTCAACTGCAAAACATAGACTTGTTGGAAAGGCGCCGAACTAAACCACTGGGAATTGACCAGGGCGTTGGGCAGGCTGTGTGCCGCTACAAAGTCGTGGATGCCATGGTATTGGGAAGGTGCGCCCCGTACACGCTCAGCCTTTCTTTCTGTCCGCTTCCAACTGGCGAATGATCCGTTCTTTTTGATCGAGGACCAGTCTGAGGCTGTTGATTTCAGACAGCTGTTCGGTGGTCTCCGCTTCCAGATTGGCCATCCATGTCCGCTTCTTTTGTAGTTCGACAGTGAGCTGGTCGTTCATTTCCACCAGGCTGGCAATGTTCGCCTTTGCCGCCTCCAGCTTACGCTTCAGTTCTTGGATGTCTTCCTCGAGCATGCTCGCGTAGTGTTTGACGGTTTCGAGCCGGGTCGGGCTGCCAACCCATTCGCTCGTATCTTCGATTTCGTAGGGGTCCACGATCGTGCCTTACTGATACTGTTTGGATATACAGTAAATGAGAATTGGTGGTTCCGCGAGGGCTAGGCGATGAGGCGACGCTGGTGGGGGTGCATTCGCCTCTTAACAGGTCACCCGAGCTGCTGATACTGATGTGAATACCTAGGCCTTGTAGCGGCATTGCGCCATACTCTCAGTAATATGCAGCGTCATCACGCCAAGGGAGGGGAGAAAATGAAAGGTAAAATCACGCAGGCGCTGTTGGCGATTTGTGCGTCGCTAACGATTGCAGGCTGCTCCAATGGTTACAGGCAATTCTATACTCCTGCTTCTGGAGCAACTCCTGAGCTAATTTCGGCCTCTCGTGCATCAGCCGCTCCAGAAAGCCCAACTATCGAGCGATCTGCGTTTGGCGACACGGAGCAGATCCTAGCTGGATACGCGAAACGCGGATATCTGATTATCGGAGAATCGAGTTTCAACACCGGTGAAAGCGTCTCCGATGATGACGCTTTAGAACAAGGTCAGGCGGTCGGAGCAGATTTGGTTTTAGTGTTTGTACCGAAATATACGGGGTCGGTTACCTCAAGCGTGCCACTCACGACCCCAACGACAAACACTTCTTACACCACCGCTAACGCCACGGCATACGGGCCAGGTGGGCCGGTTTCGGCCTACGGTAACGCGACAACAACGACCTATGGGACCAGCACAACGTATATCCCAGTCACGGTTAACCGGTCTGATTACGGTGCAGTTTATTTTATAAAAGGTCGATTTAAAATTGGCGTTTTGGTTCGCAACCTGAACGATCTTGAACGTCAAATGCTTCAAACCAACCAGGGTGTAGTGGTCACTACTATTGTCGATGATAGTCCTGCTTACCGAGCGGATATCCTCCCGGGCGACACGATCATCGCAATGGATGGGGAAAGAGTGTCAAATCAAGAAGCATTCACCCGAATGGCTTCCGCCAGGACTGGGCGAACTATAAATTTGTCACTGATTCGACAAGGACATCCGATCGAAAAAACACTGCAGGCTGGGAACTAAAAGAGCCAAAGAGACAACCTTTCACCATCACTCCGGCGCCATCATCACCGCAAGCGTCATCTTGATGAATTCTTCGTTCTGGTCGATGGCTTCCAAGGCCGCGCGTACGTTGTCGGCGACATCGGCCGATCCGCGCTGCTCGACCCAGTTCGACAGCTCCATGATGGCTGCTTCCAGGGCGAGCTGGTTTTCATTGAGCTTGTACAGCAGGGAAGGGAGTAGGTCAGAGTGGGGCATCGCGAAATCCTCCGTGGAGATTTCAGCGTAGCAGTCGTCAATGTGGGCGGATGACTCCAGCAACGCCAAAAAAGTACATCAGTTAGTACATCGGTTTGCGTGTTAAAGGATTTTAATCAATGAATATTGGTGTTTATTGCTTAAATTAGATTCCGGCTTCGGGCACCACTAATTATTTTCAGGTGACATCAAAATCACCCGAAAGACAACAAAAGGCCCGCCCAGTGCGGGCTTTTTGTTGTCCGTGGTTTGCGAGTTGCGGTTCATCCTTTGACTATAGTGTTCATCGCTGACTTGCCAATCAGGGACCAACAGCGGGAGTACAAAGGATGCACAGGATCAGAACGTTCACCATCAGCCTCCTGGCCATAGCGGTGCTGGGCAGCTCCCAGGCCGTTCTTGCCCAGGACGGCATGGAAACCCAGGGCGGCCAACCGCCTCCCGGGTCGCGCAGTTCCATTCAGGACTTCGACTACCAGATCAAATACCAGCGCGCGTTCGAAGCCGTGCTGTGGAACATGCCGGCGATCGCCATCTACAGTTTCAGGCGCGCAGCGTTTGACAACCTGGGGGTCAAGGACAACGACATCATTGCCTATTCGGCGCCGGCGACGCCGAAACTGGAGGCCATTACTGCCAATAGCAGCACGCCTTACATCACGGCATTCACCGATCTGCAAAAAGGACCGGTTGTCCTGGAGTTACCCGCCGCCAGCGAGGAAGGCAGCGTCTACGGCCAGGTAGTGGATGCGTGGCAGCTGACTATCGCCGACGTTGGCCCGTCGGGCCTGGACAAGGGCAAGGGCGGGAAATTGCTGTTTACGCCGCCGGGTTATTCGGGCGAAATTCCCGCGGGCTATATTCACGTTCCTTCCCCCAATTATCGAATCGCCCTCGCTTTCCGCTCTGTGCGCGCGCCCGGCAAGAGCGCTGCTGACGCTTATCAATATGCAAAGAAACTGCGCATGTACTACCTGTCCGAAGCGAGCAATCCCCCGCAGCAGCGCTTTATCGACCCGATCGACACGGTTTACCCGACGCTGCCCTTCTATGACGAGCGGCACTTCGCCGATATGCAGTCGGTGATCAGCACTGAACCTGCGCGCCCGCAGGACAAGGTCATGATCGGCATGCTGCGGTCACTGGGCATCGAAAAAGGCAAGCCGTTCGCACCGGATGAGGTGACCAGAAAAGCCATGCGTCAGGCCGCAATAGACGCCTGGTTCTACCTGCAACACTGGTTCGATAACATGCCAAAAGACAAGTTCTATTGGCCCGATCGCCACTATGCCTCGCTGTTGATGACCGACGAAAACAAGCGTTTCTCTTTTGAATACGCTGACAGCATTGATCTGATCGGGCGGGCGGCGGAGTACTTCTGGTGTACCTATATGCCCAAGGAATTGAGCGATTCACCGGCCACCCAATACCTGATGGCCATGGCGGATAAAAACGGCAAGCCCCTCGAAGCCGGCCAGAACTACAGGATCGATGTTCCGGCAAAGATGCCGGTCAAGCAGTTCTGGGCGTTGACCGTTTATAACCGTGACACCATGTCGTTCATCTACAGCGATACCAATCGCACGACGCTGTCCTCGTACGATCTGGATGCGATGAAGAAAAACGCTGACGGTGGCGTCACGATTTATATCGGCCCTAAACCACCAGCAGGATTGGAAAGTAACTGGATTCCAACGGCCGGCAAGCGACCGTTACCGGCCATGCGTTTTTATGGCGGCACTGAGGCACTCAACGACAAGAGCTTCAAACTGCCGGATGTCGAAAGGGTTGAGTGA